GTAAAAAAGTACGTAACATTATTAGTGGTTTAAAAAAAGCATCAAGGCTACATGCTTCTCAAGCTAAACAACTTGAGGGAATGTTAAAACAAAAGAAAAAATAGTATGGGAACTTCTGGAACAACAGCTTTTAATTTAGATGTAGCCGACGTAATCGAAGAAGCATTTTCTATGATTGGTGGTGAACAGGCTTTAGGGTTTGAACCCATTGAAGCTAGACGAACTTTAAATCTATTGCTTATTGATTGGATGAATCGTGGTATCTTGTTATGGAAACAAAACATTGCCACTTTAGATATTACGGCGGGAACCGAAAGTTATACATTACCAACATCATTAATTGATATTACAGAAATGATACATAGAATTGTTGATGGTACAACAACAACGGATCTAGCTTTATCAAGAATTAGTATGGAAGAGTATATGAGACTAACATCTAAGTCTCAACAAAGTCGTCCTACTCAGTATGCAATTAATAGACTTAGAGATGCTGCTCAGTTGTATCTATGGCCAACACCTAATATAACAACATCAAGTGGTACTCCTATTCTTCAATATTTTAGTTTTAATAAAGTAGAAGACATCAACAAATCAAATGAAGATGTTGATATACCCTTTCGTTTTCTACCGTGTTTAGCAACAGGACTTGCTTATAAAATGTCTATTAAAAGAGAGGGCATTACAGCCGACCGAGCAGTTATGTTAAAACAAATGTATGAAGAAGAATTAACTTCAGCAATGTATGCAGATAAAGAACGTGCCAGTCTTTTGATTAAGCCGTCCTTTAGGTTATAATCAAGATTATGGCAACAGGAAAACATGCATATTTTATCTGTGACCGATCTGGATTTAGGTTTAAATATTCTCAAAGAATAAGAGAACCATCCGGTGTGATTGTAGGTGCTTCTGAGACTGATGGACGATATAATATAATTGATCATCCACAAAATCATTCTGCGAATGTATCTGACAATCAAAACTTACGGGATGCTCGTCCAAATTTACCAGTATTAGCAACGACTGGTGATGCAGGATGGACTCCAGACGATTCAACTTTTACTAAACGAGGTAACTAACTATGGCAATTACACAAGCTGTCTGTAATTCTTTTAAAACAGAAGTATTACAAGAAGGACATAATCTAAAAACCGATACAATAAAGATTGCATTGTTTACAAGTGCAGCTTCTTTATCTGCCGGCACAACTGCTTACTCTACAGCTAACGAAGTAGTATCAAGTGGTTCTTATGCTCCGGGTGGAGGAACTCTTGCAGGTGCAACTATTTCATTAGGAGCTACATCAGCTACTGGTGGTACAGCTATTATTGATTTTACAGATAAGTCCTTTGTAAGTACAACATTCTCAGTTAGAGGAGCTTTAATTTATAATGCATCCAACAGTAATAAAGCTGTTGCTGTGTTAAATTTTGGGTCTGATAAAGTATCGACTAACGGTACATTTACAATATCATTTCCAGCTGCTGCTGCATCAACTGCTATTATTACACTTTCTTAATTTACAGGCTTTAAATAATGTCTGTGGTTACAAGTGGATACAGTAGAAATGCATATGGTACCGGTGCTTGGAATAGAAGTGTCGTCGATCAATCTGTATCAGCTACACGAGTAAGTTTGCAATCTACAGTTCGTTCTGTAGGTATCTCAATTGCAGGCACTCATTTTGTCACAGGCAATAATATAACGTCAACCGTTCGTTCTGTTGCTATATCGGTTAATTCACCTGTACAAGTAACAGGAACACCGATTAGCTTTACTCAAAAAAATGCAACCGTTAATCTTGTACAAACGGTTAATGCTACACGAGCACCCATTAGTTTTGTAAGTCGTTCAGCCGAAGCTATTATTGGAGCTTTTGGAAAACCGACTTCACTATCATCAAGTTTAACGTTAAGAAATGTATCGACTATATCGGGTCCGTTTGTAAGTGCTACAAGAGTTGCTATATCATTTACACTAAGAAACACGGCTCAAGGAGCAGGAGCTAACGTTGTATTTTACCCAGCTAAAACATTTAAAGTTACGGTAAAAAATGTAGGGGGAGCTAATAAATACTTTATTGATGGAAAGCAACAATACGGACTTAACTTATTTAAACGAAACAATTTATATATCTTTGACCAGTCTGACAGCACAAATTCTGGGCATCCTTTACGACTAAGTTTAACACCAAACGGCACTCATGGTGGAGGCGATGCTTTTACAACTAATGTACAAACAATCGGCACACCGGGATCAGCTGGAGCTTATACTTCAGTATTTGTTTTGGTAGACGGTCCAACAAGTTTATACTATTATTGTTCAATTCATTCTAACATGGGAGGAGCTTTAAATTTCCAACCTGTAATAATTGGAGGACTTGGATCTTTAGGAGCAAAGGGCGATAGTAATTTAGTTGCAACTGGTGTATCAGCTAGATTTAGTGTTAGAGTAAGAGGTATATGGACACCAAAAGTATTTGGTGGTACAAACGAAATATGGAAAGCTAAACGATTATGAGCACAACATACAATTTATTAGTTAANAGAATTAAANTAACATCTGAAAATGATGAAGCTGATTTTAATGCAGAGATACAACATTTTATATCGAGAGCAGAATCTCGATTAATACGAGAGATTGACAGCTATGGAGTTGTCCAATATTCAACCTCTAATTTAACTAGTGGTGATCCTTTTATAACCAAACCTAACAATACATTAATTATTAAAAATTTAAATATAGTACGAGATGGAACTCGAATTAATCTATTACAAAAAACAGATGAGTTTCTAAATGATTACTGGCCACAAAGAACAAGCACAGGCATTCCAAGATATTATGCAAACTTTGGATTTGATCGATTATTAGTAGCTCCAACTCCTGTATCAGCTTTTAATTGTGAGATGTCTTACATCGTTCAACCCACGGCTGCAACGTCAGTTCACCAAGAGAATTTCTTTACCGAATATTGTTCTAATGGTTTGTTCTATGCTAGTATGAAGGAAGCTTGTATGTTTATGAAAAATTATACAGGTTCTCAGGCATGGGAACAAGAATATCAAAGAGCCTTTACTGATTTATTAAATGAGTCTAGGAGAACAAGACAAGATGATATGAGAAATAATGCATCTCCTGCCGGAGGAGATAACACATTAGTAAAAGGAAGTAATTAATTATGTCTAGTAGTTATTCAACACGATTAAGATTAGAAAAACAAGGTGATGGTGATAATGCTAACACTTGGGGTGCTCGTTTAAATACCAATGTTATCGACATGGTGGACGAGGCTGTAGGTGGTGTTGTCGTTGTTAGTACAACGGGAGGCAGTACAACCTTATCAGCAAACGACGGGGCAGTAGATCAATCAAGAAATGCAGTATTAAGATTTGAGGGAACATTAGGTTCAGCAGCAACCATTATAATACCGTCAGCCGAAAAAACATATTATGTAGATAATGCAACATCAGGTGCTTATGCTTTAACCTTACGTACTGCTGTAACTAATGCAGGAACAGCTGTGCCACAAGGTGGTAAAATGGCAATCTATTCAAACGGAGTCAACACAAGAGCAGCTTTAGATAATACAGGTATAGGAGCTTATCCAACAACTGGTGGTACAATTAACGGTAACGTAAAAGTTTCGGGTACAGTTACAGCTACGAGCTATACTGGATCAAGAATAACAGTAACAAGTATTGGTGCTTCTACTATTGACACAACGAATTTATTTGCAACAACAGCTTTAGTTGTAAGTGCTACGACAGCAAAAGGTAAACAACTGAGATTAACAGGAGCTGCAATTGCTGACATTGTTTCATTAACAGATGCTGCATCTGTAACAGTCAACCTTAACGATGCTCAAAACTTTGAAGTAAAACTTGGAGGCTCTAGAACGTTAGCTGCCCCAACCAATGTTCAAGCTGGACAGACAGGATCCTTCTTTATTGTACAAGACAGTTCTGGATCAAGGACTTTATCATTTAATTCAATTTATGATTTCCCGGCGGCTACGGCCCCAACGTTATCAACAGGTGCAAATGTTGTTGATCGTTTAGACTACATTGTTCGTACGAGTTCTTCAATACATATGGTAGCATCCTTAAACGTAAGTTAGGAAATATATGGTATTTAATAATTCAATATTAGCTGGTTCTTCTACACAAGAAGAAGATGTATATGAAATAGCACAATCTATTCTTTTTGATGACTCTCATCCAGCATATATGAGAAGAACACCTAGTAGTGCTAGTAATAAAAGAACTTGGACATATAGTTTATGGATTAAAAGAGCTGACCAACCAGCAAACTATTCTCCTGGTATGTTATTATTACAGCATGGTAATTCTGGAACTGGTTTACAAGAAACAATAAGAATAAATACTGCATCAGGTTCTACTCATTCAACATTAATGTATTATAGTGATTCACCCTCTTCAAATTTAACAACAACTCAAGTATTAAGGGATGGTGCATCATGGTATCACATTGTGGTAGCAAAAGACACAACTCAATCTACTGCATCAGACAGAGTAAAAATTTACATCAATGGACAAAGAGTTACAAGTTTTAGCACAGAAACTTATCCATCTTTAAATGGTGAAGGATTTATAAATAGTAATGTTTTACATAATATAAGTGCAGACCAAAATGGTGGAAGTAATTATGATGGCTATATGGCAGAAATGCATTTTATTGATGGCTCACAATTAGACCCTAGTAGTTTTGGTAAAACTAATAGTAAGGGAATATGGGTTCCAATAGAATATGAAGGAAGTTATGGAACAAATGGGTGGCATATAGATGGTAGAGATTCAGGTGACTTAGGAGATGATGAATCTGGTAATGGTAATGACTGGGCAACAACTAATTTGGTTGCTGCTGACCAAGCTCCTGACACACCCACAAACAATTTTACAATTATGAATATTTTAGATAATTATCCTCATCAAGGTGCTTTTTCAAAAGGTAATTTACAAATAGTATCATTTCAAACTTCATATCATTCTCATACTTCAACAATGGGTCTTAAAAGGGGAAAATGGTATGCAGAAATAAAATGGACAGCACAAGGCACTTCTCCAAGTGGTTATTATTCAAACACTTTTTTTGGAATTGTTGGAAGTGTTGACACTACATCCAGTATAGGAGTTGGTACACGTTCCGATAGTTATTGCTATATTGGCACAACAGCAGGGTCTGGGGAAGATGGAGGTAAGAAAAGAAATAATGCTACAGCTTCTGCTTATGGAGCTGATTATGCTGTTGGAGATATAGTAGGAATAGCATTAGACTTAGACAATAATAAAATTTATTGGAGTAAAAACGGAACATTTCAAAATTCTGGAAATCCTGCTTCTGGCTCAACAGGCACAGGTTCAGCATTTGATTTAACGACACCTTCGAGTGGTTTTTATTATTTTGCAGTTTCTGACCAACATGGTGATTCTTCAAGCACTTGGCAAATAAATTTTGGCTCTGCTCCACCTTATACAATATCATCAGGAAATGCAGATGGTAATGGATATGGAAATTTTGAATATGCTGTACCATCAGGGTATTATTCAGTTTGCACTAAAAACATATCAGAGTTTGGATAGAAAGTTAATATGGGTACACCAACAATTATAAAAGGTAATCAACATTTTTCACCTACTATTTATGAAGGTAATGGAACTGCTATTGGTTCTGGTGGAAAAACAATAAGTGGTTTAAGTTTTAAACCAGATTTAGCATGGATAAAAAACAGAGATGCAACAGATGATAATACTTTATTTGATTCATCAAGAGGTGTTACAAAGCTAGTAGAATCAAACACAACAGATGCTGAGACTACACAAACAGAAAGTTTAACATCTTTTACAAGTAGTGGATATACATTAGGTAGTTTGGCTCAAGTTAATACAAGTTCTGAAAGTTTTGTATCGTGGAATTGGAAAGCTAATGGTGGAACGACTTCTAGTAATTCCGATGGATCGATTACATCTACAGTTCAAGCTAATACAACTGCTGGATTTTCAATCGTAAAATATACTGGGACTGGTAGTGCTGCAACTATAGGTCATGGATTATCTTCAGCACCTACATTTATTGCAGTTAAAAATTTAACTGATAATTCTACATCTTGGTATGTTTATATAAATGCTTCTGGAGGTAGTACAGCAAATACTCAGTTTATGAGGTTTGATTCTGATGATGGACAAGATGGCACTGGTGCAGTATGGAATGACACTTCACCTACTTCTACTGTGTTTTCTGTAGGTGGCGAGGACACATCTAACAAAGCAAGTAAAAGTTTTGTAGCTTATTGTTGGACAGACATAGATGGTTTTTCAAAGATTGGTCAGTACACAGGCAATAATAATGCTAATGGAACTTTTGTTTACACAAATTTTAAACCATCATTTGTAATGGTTAAAGGATTAAATATTGGTAATGGTTGGACAGTATGGGATTCTGCAAGAAGTTCTATTAATGCAGTAGATACAGCATTATTTTGGAATACAAATGCTGTTGATGATACTGGTAATACTATAGATTTTTTATCTAATGGATTTAAATTAAGAAGTAATAATACAGATTTTAATACAGTTCATATTTATGGATATATGGCATTTGCTGAAGCACCTTTTTTTGGTGATGGTGTGTCTCCAGTAACTGCACGATAAGGTTGTATAAATGAAACAAATGTTGAATAATAGAATTATATTAAAAAGGAGTTTTTCATAATGTCTTGGGCAATCGTAAAAGCAGATCAAGTAATAAAAATTATAAACACACCACAAGGAATTACAGTTAACGGTATACAGCATCCATCGAGTATATTTAGGGTATGGTCTTTAGCTGAATTAAAAGCTATTGGTGTTTATCCTGTTGTACAAACGAGTACATTGGATAACAGAACACACAGAGAAACAGGAGGAGTTACGTATACTGTTAATACAGATGATGTCGCAGTGCATTATAATAAAGTAGCTTATAAATTAGAAGATGTAACAACAGATGGAGTTGTGTCAAAAGGTTTAAAAACAAAGCTTAAAGAAGAAGTAGAAAGAATTGCTCATGGGATCTTACAACCATCAGATTGGATGACGGTTAGACAAATTGAAGCAGGAGTAACCATTGCTGATGATTGGAAAACATATAGAGCAGCTATAAGAACACAAGCTGGAGCAATGACTACAGCTATTAATGCTGTAACAACAATTACTGATGTTCCTAATTTATATGTTACATATGCTTCGGCTTCTAACGGAACACTTACGTCCGTTTCAAGTGGATATTTATGGCATTGGCCATCAAGTCCTAATGAGGCATAGGGAAAGGTGGGTACAGTAGTATGTCCACTGATACTATTTTATTTGATGTTAATTTCAGACCAGGAGTAGATCGTGAATCAACTGAATATGGTTCTAAAGGTGGTTGGTACAATGTGGACAAAGTTCGTTTCCGTGCTGGCAAACCTGAAAATATTAGAGGGTATGAAAAGAAAGTTCAAGAAAGCTTTCTGGGTACAGGTCGATCAGCACATTCGTTCGCAAGTAATGAAGGCACTAAATATCATGCCTTCGGAACCCCTAGCCATTTATACGTTTATAGTGGTGGTGCTAATGCTGATATTACTCCTATAAGGTCATCAACAACTTCAGTAGTAACGTATTCAACTGCGGTTTCTAAAACAAGAATATTAGTATCAGCTACAGGTCATGGTGCTCAACAAGGCGATTACCTTATTATTGTCTCAGCTGCAACCGTAGGTGGTAATCATAGATTTTTAAATAGTCAATTTGAAGTTGTATCCGCAGCTAATAATTCATTTACATTTAATACAACTGTAGCTGCTTCTGCAACCACAACCATATCAACACGATCTAAGTTTCAGTTCTATATTAATAGTGGAGGTGATAATAATATCACAGAACTTGGATATGGTATTGGAGTTTATAATGCAGGTGTTACTGTATCAGGAGCCAGAGCATGGAACCAACCAGCTAGTGTATCTCCGGGAGAATCAACTGAACCGTTACGACAATGGTCACTAGATGATTTTGGAGAAGATATGTTAGCTGCTCCAACGGGTGGTCGTTTATATGTTTGGGATGAATCGGTAGGAACTGGAAAAAGAGCACAAGTTATACCAACAGCTCCAAGTGTTTCTAATCATATGTTTGTCTCACAACAAGATAGACACGTTATTTGTTTNGGTACAAATGGAATTGGTGGAGCTTTTGATCCNATGTTAGTTCGTTGGTCTGATCAAAATGATTATACCAATTGGAGTGTTAACGTTAGTAGTACATCGGGTGAGAATCAATTNGGTGATGGTAGCCGATTAATCACAGCTTTAAACACAAGAAACCAATCATTAATTTGGACAGACAATGCTTTACATTCTATGGAGTTTGTAGGACCACCATTTATCTTTCAGTTTAGACAACTTGGATCTAACTGTGGTATTACAGGAAAACATGCAGCTACAGAATTAGATGGTAGAATATTTTGGATGGGTGCTAAAGATTTCTTCTTGTTCGATGGTTCTGTTCAATCTCTTCCTTGTACAGTTCGTCGTTACGTCTTTGATGATTTTAACTTTGAACAAAAAGAAAAAGTGTATGCGGGAACTAATCAAGAATTTAGAGAAGTCACATGGCTCTATCCTTCAGCTAATTCAGCAGAATGTGATAAGTATGTAACCTATAATCCTGTTGAAAAATATTGGACTTTTGGTACAACCCTCTTTACAACATGGAAAGATCGTTCTATATTCAGTAATGTATTGACTACCGGCCACGAAACAAGCACAACTAATTATCTTTACGATAATGAACCAGAAGGAATTTTTACAGCCGATGGACAAAAACAAGAATCATTTATAGAATCATCTGAATTTGATACGACTCCTCCAGCTTATGGGGCAGGAGATAACATTATATACTTGGATAGAATCATTCCAGACTTTACAATAGGTACTAATGGACGAGTAACTGTAAAGCTAAAGACAAAGAATTTTCCAAATGGAACACCAATAGAAAAAGGACCGTTTTATGTTAATCCATCCACACAATTTATAAGAACACGAGCAAGAGGCAGACAGGCAATTGTTAGAATATCAACATCAACAGCAGGAACAAACTGGAGACTTGGGTCTTTTAGAATGGATGTCATGCCAGACGGGAAAAGATAATGGCTGATTATCCAAAATATCCAAACAATGCTACGGCTGAACAATTAAATAGATGGGCTAATGTCTTAACAGATAAACTTGGGTCTGATGCTTTAAATAATCGTAATAACGTTAAACTTGATGTTGATGAATCAGTTTCTTTAAATGGTAGAATACAACTTAATGCAAACTTTACAAATCCAGATACAACAGGAGCTTTTCAAAAAGGGCAAATACGATTTAATGCTAGTACCAATAAGTTCCAAGGTTATGATGGTACGGGATGGAGGGACTTTCACTAATGGGATTTTTTAAAGGATTAAAAAACTTTGTTTTAGATTATGCAATACCTATTGGTTTAAGTTTTATTCCAGGTGTTGGTATTCCTTTAGCCGCAGCTTATTCTGGTATTAAAACAGGTATTCAGACTGGAAGTGCTCTTGCTGGTCTTGGTGCTGGTGCTTTATCTTTTGGTTTAGGTCATGCTGCAAAAGGTATTTCAGGAGGTATTTCAGGAGCTGCTCCAGGGATAGGAAGTTCGGCTGCACAAAATGCTGCAAAAGCTGGAGCAACTGCATCATTTATGGGTGCTCAAACGACTGGTCAGTTTGCTAAACAAGGTCTTACTTCAGGTATACAAACAGGTGTATCTCAAGGATTTGCTAATATAACACCTCAAGTAGCAAAAAATATTGGGTATACAGGTGCTATAAGTCCTGTAAGTAATAATATAATTGGAAGCACTGCAGGAAGTGGTTCTTTTTTACAAGGTTCAAAAGGATTATTAAGTGGAGCTGCTGGTAGAGTTGGTCAGGGTAGCACTTCTTTAATTGATAAGGTGGCAGCTCCTATATCAAAAACTTTTTCAGGAGCTTCTGGAGGAATAGATGCTTTACAAAATCTTAAACCAATATCTTTAGATCCAACAGGAATAATAACTGATAAAAAAGTAAATCCATTAGTTATGGCAGGTTTAGGATATACTTTAAAAGAGGCAGCAACTCCAATACCTCCTCCAGATTCTTCACAATTTAATCCTCCTAAAAGAGATTTTAGTAAATATGCTTATAAAGGACCGTTAAACCGTGGCGAATATACCTATGCAGATCCAGAAGATATTGCTTATGGTAGAGTTAGTCCATCTTCTTATGGTTACTTGGGAGCTAAAGAAGGAGGTAAAATTAATTTTGCTATGGGAGGATCTTCACCAGCTTATATGGACCCTGCTGGAGGAATGGGTGTAAATATTATGGATCCTGCAGGAGGACGTGCAACACAAGGTCAAGGATTTGTGCCTCCTCAACCTGGAAGAACTGCAGGAATTTCTTCAGGTATTTCAAAAATTATGTCACAAGCTCAGAAACCTTCTATTAATCCTTCACAAACATTACAAGGTTTAACACAAGTTATGTCACCGTCTACTATGCCTCCACCTCAAGCACAAAATATACCTCAACCACAAATGCAACAACCTATGAATAATATTGGTAATAAAAATATGGAACAATTGTTACAATCTATACCTAGAAAAGAAATAGATGTGGCTATTAATACATTAAGAGGAGGAGTTGGTATGGCTCAAGGTGGTAATGTGCCGGGATTGGCTAAAAATACTGGACAACAAATTACAGGACAAAGTTCTGGTATTGGCTCGGGAGTATATAATAATCCTATGAGTGAAAAACAATTTATTAATAGCTTTTTAAGTATTATGCCTAATAATCTTGTAGGCAATGCTGTTCGTGAATTCGGTATTGGAGAACAAGTAGGACAACAGATTTATCAAAAATTTAATGACTCTAATAAAAAACAAATGGCTGAAGGTGGTGAAGTTGAAACCGATAAAAATCTTCAAGAGAATGCTTTTGTAATTCCAGCAGATGTTGTTGGCCACATTGGAGATGGTTCTTCTGATGAGGGAACTAGACAATTACAAAGTTATTTGGGTATGAACCCGCAACAATATCAGGCGGGTGGGATTTTGGCCGGGGAAATTCAAGGACCGGGTGGGGGTATGGATGACCTTATTCAAACTAGTATTGAAGGCAAAAGAGCTGCTGCAGTTAGTCCACAAGAATTTGTTGTACCTAGAGATATTGTTGCAGAGTTAGGAAATGGAAGTTATGATCAAGGATCTAATAAATTATACGCATTAATGAAAAATGTACGAAAAGAAAAAACTGGAACAACAACACAACCAGCAGAATTACAAAGAGGATTAGGACAACTAATGAGGACAGCTGCTGCTTAATATAGAAGAAATCACTTCATTTGGTGACATTGACGAATTGTTTGAAATGTTTAAAGAAGAAATAGAAAGAATGCCATACAACAATAAATATACACCCGAACTTTTAAAAGATCATATTGAATCTGGGAAGTTAGGTTTGTT